CTTAAGAGTTAAAACTTTCTCTCCGTAAGCTACTGCATCAGTTGCTGGAGTTGTTCCACAAGAGTAATCTACTACTCCTAAAGTAACATCTAAGTTTCTTAAGTTTAATTTGTACCCTACGTTTGGTACTACGTTGATAAGACCTAATCTAAGCGTGTCTTCTTCTTTGATCGCTTGTAAAGTAATGTCTACTGCAGGTTGTCCTACATAATTGCTAGTTATAGCCATAATTTTAAAATTTATTGATTTATATTAATTAATTAAAATACTTATTTACGTCTCTTGATCATGTCAAGGACACTACTGTGAGCACTCATCTGAACTGGAGCAGTTGCAATAGGTGCAGCTACAGGTGTCTTAGATAAAGTTACTACTTGAGAGCTAAGCTCTACATTCTCAGACTTTAAAGTTTCAATCTCAGCTTTGAATCCCATAACCATCTCCTCAACAATACGTCTAACGTCTTCCTCAGTGATAGCAGCAGCAGGAGATTCCTCTTCTACAACTTCTTCTTCAGCTTTAATTTCCTCTTCTTTGTCTTCTTCAGAGTCCTCAGCTTTCACTTCCTCCTCTTCTTTTTTGTCTTCGTCAGCAAGTTCTTTAACCTCCTCAACTTCTTCTGCAGGAGCTTCTTCTTCAGACTTAGCGTCCATTGATTCAGCAACTCCTTCTTTTACAACTAAGGTCTCTCCCGTTTCAAGTACGTAGTCTCCGTCAGCTAATGCTACTTTTTCATCTCCGTCCATAAGATACACACTAGAACCAACTTCTAATGTTTCTCCTTCGAATTGAATGTCCAAGTCATCAGATTTAACAGAGCCAAATGTCAACACTTCTGCGTCAACTACTTCAGTACTCATAACAAGCTCCTTAATCTTACTTAAGATACTTTTGTTTTCTTTACTCATATTTATATTAGATTTAAAATTAACTTTCTCTTTTACCTCTTCTAGCTCAACCATAGCATCAATAGAAAAACCTTGTAACTCTCCAGTCTTAACATAGTTATTCCATATATCATCGTTATCAACTTTCATAGTAGCCATCCAAGATCCTTTAGGATATTCCATACCAAAGTTATAAGACTTATCTACTTTAGGATTCTCTACTATCCAACTCTCTACAAATGTTACACCTTCGATAGGAGTCTCATGTTCAAGCTTAGAATTTAATTGGAATCCTGATTTAAAGAAGTTCTCTGAATAAGCCTTGATAGTCTCAGCACTAAAGTACATTTGAAACTCTTCTCCACTCTCATCTATTCTAGGGATCATTTGATTAGGCTGAAGTACCAATCCCATAAGGATTCTTTGTTCACTATCTATCTTAGATAACTTAATAACTTTCTCTTGTTTAGACATAGCTATGAATGTCTCAGTAGTGGCAGGCTGATTAACCAAACTAATAGCGAATACTCCTTTACTATCTTTGTTGAATTTTCCTTCGAATGTTTTCATATATTATAATCCTATTTATGTTAGTTTTTGTGACAGTTGTTTTTTAATATTTAATTTCTATTATTTATGTTTTTTTAAAGTGATGTATTTTATTTTTTTATTATATATATATATATATTAGACCTAAAATGGTTAAGCGTCTAACACTTAGAAAGTTACAGCTGTGAAACCGTGTGCTTTTGATTCTCGTGGACGAGTCAGAGTATTAAATCAACACAAATTCATTTTGCTAAATTAGTTAAAATAGACTTCTTAAAACGCTGGTTACTATCTGCTTACGCATGTCTACGTAATGTTTACTTTAACTCAAGACCTGTAAACCAAAAGACCTCAGCAAGTTAGCTAAAAAGAGGTCAAATTAATAACCTCTAATTAACATACTGTTTTTTATATAGAACTACTATCTTTTATATTCCTATTTAATGATGCCTCACTAGTTACATCTCCACTAACTACATAAGCTTTTATAGGAGTACTACTCTTATTCTCAATACTATTTTTAATAGAGTTACCTTCAGTACCTTCTACTAAGTTAAAGCTAGGAGCTTGGGGAGATTCAGTGTTATTACCACTAGAGTCAGAACCTCTACCACCTCCACTAGAACCCAAAGCCTGTAAACCTTTGGCTGTAGCAGCAGCAGTAGATGCCAATCCTGTTATTAAGTTAATCTTATTAGCAGCTAGTTTAGTAGATAAGTATGCTGGACCTGCAGGACCTAGAGTAGCAGAGAAAGCTGTATCAGCTAAGTCAGCCGTATTCTTACCTATAATCATTTTAGCAACTCCCAATCCTGATTCTCCTATTAATGCAGCAGCCTGTAAACCTTTAGACTCTTCATTTAAAGATTTTAAAATACCTAGTCCTCCTGCTATAGCGTTAAGAGTAGCGTCTTGAACACTCCTCTTAGCTTCTTCTGTAGCCTTAAGGTCTGCTAAGTCTTCAGCTCGTCTCTTTTTATCTTCTTTAAGCTTCTTGTCTTCTAATTTCTTAGCCTTATCGTTTGTCTCTTGAATAGATTTTAACTTTTGTAATTGCATCATTGAAAAGAATCCTGCTGTAGCCTTCTCTTTCTCCTTTACTTTCGTATCAACTCCATCCTCATCTGTCTCTTCAGCACCATCAATTGTAGTAGGTTCAGTAGCTTCTCCTCCTCCTGTCCTTAAAGCTGTAGTCTCTTGTTGGCTTTCCCTAAGTGTAACCATTGTTTTCAATATACCTGTTCTACTTAGTAAGTCAGTAGCCTTTCCAAAGTCACTCATACCTTTTAGTATTCTATCTTGAGACTCAGTTAACTCGTCCTCTGCCACTTTTAAATTAGCTGATATAGATTCTTTATCAAGAGCCTTCCCTATGATAGGTACTTCTGCCATAGCTAAAGTCGCTTTTAATGCGAAAACTTTAATTGTACCTGCTAGACTACCAAAAGATCCTGAGACAAAGTCTTTAGTTGCTTCAAAGCCTTCAGATATAAACTGAAAGAAGTTCTTAAAGAATGCACCACCAAATTCTATACTATATTGAAGCCCTGAGATAAAAGCTGTAGTACCTTGTATAATACCTCTATACATATTAGAGAATACCCCTGAACCATCCTCTAGGCTTAATAGAAAACCATCCCATGCTGATCCTAGCTTAGTTACATCTCCTGCTGCATTGTCTAGTCTTCTCTCTGCTAATTCCTTAGCTGCATCATCTACATCTGTTAATTGTTTTAATAAGGGATCAAGTTTATCTGAATTCGCTGCTAAAGTGTTAAGAGCTTTAGAACCATTAATACCTACTAACTCTAAAGAAGTATTAAGTCCATTTGAAGATCCATTAACCATATCTATAGCCTCATCAAGAGTAATTCCTTTCTTACTAAGTTCTATAAATGTCTTAGCAAGTCCTGTACCTGCCATACTACCCTTAAGTCCGTTGTCAGCTAAAACAGCTAATAATGATGTAGTCTTCTCTAATGAAACTCCTGTAGCTCTAGCTGTAGGCGCTACAACCTTAAGAGATTCTCTCAGTGCTTCAAAGTTCAAACCTGATATACTGGTACTCTTAGCTAAAGTATCAACTACCTTTTTAGTATCTTCAGTTGTTAATCCAAAAGAACGAACTACAGAACCCGCTAACTCTGCTGCTGACGCTAAGTCTATCTCTAGAGAAGCTGCTAAGTCTAATATAGCAGGCGTAGCATTCTTTATATCTAAAACAGTGAATCCTAGCTTAGCTAATTCAGTCTGTAGCTTAACTACTTCTATAGCTGTAAACTGTGTACTAGCTCCTAATTCTTTAGCTTGATTAGATAATCCTGATAACTCCTCATTAGTCTTACTTGTTATTGCCCCTAATGTACTCATCTCTTTAGCAAACTTGTTACCTATGCTAGTTGCCTTAATAAATAGTCCAATTAAAGATCCTAAAGCCACAACTATAGCTCCAACCCCAGTACTTATTAAAGCAACCTTAAAAGCATTTAATGCAGGCACAGCATTTAAAATAGATTGTCTTAAAGCTCCAAAACCTTTAGTAAGACCTGAAGCCATACCTTTGGTAGACTTACTCGTCTTATTAGCTTGTTTGTCTAAGTCTTTAGTTGAGTTTGTTACATTCTTAATATCCTTATTAGCTTTACTAGTTCCCTCTGTTACTACTTTAATTCTAACCTCTTTCATTTTAATAATCTTTTAATTTTGTTAAATCCTATTTTTAATGTGTCTGCGTATTCGTTCTTACCTTTTGCAATCTCAATACATTCTCCAACTCCATAATAATTATTAGAGATTAACATATCTACTATTGTCTTAAGCGTATTGTCTTTTATATTATTCCTCCTCATCTTGTATAATTATCATTGAAGTTGTAACTCCGTTTAATTCAAATTCTATCTTAACTCTTCTATATCCTCCTGACACACCTGTATTTTGACCTACATATATATTTACTGTATTAGCTCCTAAAGGGTCTCCTCTACCATCGTCTTCAGTAGTAGTAGATACAAGAATCCAACTAGTACCATCTCCTAAACTAACTTGAGTTATAGTATAGTCATCAGCATTAGGTAGATTAAAAGAAACTGTCTCTCCTTCATGACCAAGCCTTAACACAGGAGGCGCTCCATTAAAAGGCGACAGACTTGTACTTATTTTATTTACAAGCTCTAGGTTAGATAGTCCTGTTAATAGATTATACTTAAATGTATTAATTCTATATCTATAACCGTCAACTATAATGACATCATTAAGTTTTAGATTAGCGCTAACTATTGTAGGTAGTTTTGCAGTATAGTTATAAGTTCTACGTCCTATATCAAATATAGACGTTACATAGTCTTCATAATGATTAGTATATAATGTATTCTCTAGTAAGTTAGAATCCCAAGTACTAAATTCTTTCTCAAACAATAAAGAAGTGAAAGGATTAGACGGAGACGGATGATGAGATGTCATATATATATCCTCATCTATTTCATGATATCTAGACGCTCCTGTAAGATTCTTTATAATCATCAGAGGCTTATCTGACTGACTAACTGCATTAGAATAATGTAAAACAGCATCAGTATTAATAGGATTATTCTCTTTATCTATTAGATTAGATACTTGTAATTTCACAGGTGCTCCATCTCCTATGTCTCTAAGTCTCTCATATACTATCTGCTCAAATGGTAACTCTATTACTAAATTCTCTCCTTCTAGTAGCTCTCCAAACTCATTTTCAAGTCTTACCTTAGCATCTCCATAACCTCTCTTATTTCTATTTGCAAACTCTGTAGCTAAAACTGTCTCGCTTTGTTTAAACTTCATATCTAAAGATGATATAATATCTCCTCTATCAACTTTTAAAGAAGCTCTATCTACATATCTAGATACATCATATTCTTTACCTTGAGAGTAATAACTATTAAGAGTATTAACGTACATAGTACCGTCATCTGAAGGAACTATAACAAGTTTAAACATTTGAAACACCCCCTTTAAAAAGTCCATTATCTTAAGCTTAGGTAGATTCCTATTAATCTCTAGCTCTCCACCTACAGTAGATGTAGAGTATACATATTTTTTAGCTGAGAACCCCGCTGGATGTGTAGCAGAAACAGGTACGTCCATTTGATACTGTTGCCTACAGTGTACGTCAGCTGTACCTTCTATATCTACAAAGTATCTAGCTCTTATTAATTGAGATGCTCCTGAAGTGTTATCATACTTAAACCAATTAGACCTCAGCTCTCTATCAGGTATTCCTGCACCACCTTTAAATGTATCTCCTGAAACCTCCTGCACTGTATTCCACCCTTGATTATCAATATTCATTTCATATCTTATAGTCACATCAGTAGTTCCTACTACATTAACTCTATTAACCCACATCTCACTTTGGAATCTATCTCCTGCAGGTAACGTAAGATTGTACTGATTATTAACAAGATTTACAACAGTAGGACCTCCTGAGTAAGCTTTAGTGTCTGAGAACTTAGTGCCTTCATCTCTATAAGTCATAGACGCAACTATATCTTGAGGTGTTGAGTTTGGCTTTAGTATAGGTCTATCATTCTTAGATGATAATAACATATATAATTGATTAAACTCTGTAGTACCAAAGAAGTCTCTACTGAACTTAACGTTACTAGAATAACCATTAGCTATAGTATACTTTGCTTCTATAGCATCTATAATAGTGTCACATCTTAAAGAAGGATGTAAGTCATTCCACTGTATACCTATAGCATTATTATCAGGTATATCGTATCCGTCCTCATTAACTATACCTGCATCAGGGAACGCTATGTTATGAATATTAGACTCATCTTGAGCTATAACCTCATCAGCATACTCTCCTGCTGTTATCAAAGCCTCACTATTATAAACATATCTCTTCTTAGCTGTAGGCGTATATATTACTTCAGGATAAGTATCTGAATAGTCTACCTTTAACATATCTATAACATCATCGTCACTATAGTCATGATCATAATCTGTAAAGTCTAGGTCTGTCATCTCATCCTCTCCGATGATATCCTTAAGACTTGTAACGTTACCAAAGAAGTTAATAGTATAGCTAGTAATAATACCATCATCTATCTGTGCACTCCTTAATAAGAACTTACCTATCTTAAATGGAATACCATCTATATCAATTTTACCGTCTACCTTAACTCTAGCATCAAAGCCTGAGTCAATAGAAGCGTTGTACCAGTGTTTAAATATTTTATTGTTAGTTTTACTAGCTGGAACTGTAAAAGTCTTAGAATAGTCTCCCTGTGTCTTTGTGATGTCACTTACATCTAACACTCTAGATACTACCTCTACATTCTCATCGTTATATAGGTCTATTAGTTGACCTTGTACATATATATTAACCATAATTTATATATTGTTTATATCGTTATAACCTTTTAAGAAATCTATATCGTAATTAATAAGACGCTCTTTCTGTCTAGTCTTAAAGCTTGTACTAGTAGTCTTAATATTAAGAGGAGTAAGTCCGTCAGCTACATCATACATCCATACTCTTTCGGATAACATCATTTGTTTAACTGCTTCATTCTCATCCTCAGTAATAAATCCACTAGATGCTTTTATAGTAGTTCTAGCTTGAACGTTATACCTTAAGAACTGATGAGAACCTGTAGACGGTTGCCCTATATTAGATTCAAATGTATTATCTGTAACATCTATACTCTCCCTCTTCTCTTTAAAGAATACAAATGTTTGTTGAGCACCATACTTATTAATAAAGAATACAGTCATAGGCTCAAACCTATACTCATCTTTAAGTATAAAATCTATTATATCCCCGTTAAATGTTACTCTTACATACTCATCTGTAGTAGCGGCAGCTGTATCAACCCATATATTTCTAATAATTCTATCTGAATCAGTAGTAGGTCCTACAGTCATACTGTTACTTATTTGAAAACTAGGATAACTCCTTACTATTATACTAGTAGTACCACTAGATAAATCCTCTAAAGATATAGGTACATTAAATACTCCTCCTCTATGCATGGTGTAATCGTTGTCTTCTAAAAGTATCTGAGGCTTATCAGCTGTGTCAGGACCTCTAGTCTCTGCATTAACTCCATCAGTACCATAAGAATATCCTGAACTAAATAACTCAGTAACTACACTAGAACTATCAGGAGTAGATAGTCCGTCGTAATTAACTGAAGTCTGTACCCATTTCTGATTACCATCTGAATTCAATACTCCAAAGTTCTGACCGTTATCCTGAGGTGTAAACTCTATAAAGTCTCTAAGTAAAGGAGCTATGTTAATAGTATGGTCTCCTGTCTCTGAGTTAGTGTTATCATAAACTATAGTGTAATCTATGTCAGAAGGTACACTTAATTCATTACCACTCCATACTTTTATATGAAGTTTAAAATACTCACATGTAACTGTAGATGAGGTATTATACTGTAATGGTACTGTTATGTAATACGGACTTAGTGATCTTATCATTTTATTATTATTTTATTGTTTTTATATCTATTGAATCTAATATGGCTTTCTCTAAACCTATTTCTAAATCATCGACTAATGTATCTATCTGATCATAAAAAGCATTCTGAAAGAAGTCAGTTGTCTCTATACCTGTATGATAAACTACTTTAGCTATTGCAAACTTCATAGACTTTCTACTTACAAATTGACCTTTCTTATTTCTAGGTGCAATCTTATTTCTTAATATCCAAGTTTCAAAAACATCTACAGGTGGTAGCTTATCTCTGTACTTATATTTATTATTAGTTACTTTCTTAACTTTCCACTTCTTAGGACTCTTTAGCTTCTTACCGTCTTCATACTGTCTAGTACCTCCTTTACCTTTAACACCAGCATCAACAAATAATCCGTACTCAGGCATAGTGAAAACAAGAGTATTATTCTTACTTACATTATGTCTAATCTTTTTGTAAAGCTCTCCCTTATCCTTACCTTTCTTAGATAGGTTATTCTTAGAACGTCCTACAACGCCCTTACCAAAGTTATTAAGTACTTTATTTATCTCTTTATCTAACATTCAATACAAAGATCAACTCCTGATGTAGGCATCTCTACAGTAAAATTAATACTCCAGCCATCTAATAAATTCTTATCTGAAAATGTGATCATCTCAAGTCTTGGATTGTCACTAGCTGTTATGTTATTCTTAGCAAAGTCTCTATGCATCTTAACCCATATATTATTCAAAACAGAGATAGTAGCGTTATGATTATCTATTTCATTATCATTACCGTAAAACTTATCTGAGTTAGCATCCTTATTAATACTACGTACATCTAAAGCAGACATAGTTACATCAAAGGTAACCGTTCTATTAGAAGTAAATGATGCTCCTGTAACATCTACATTAAATAAAGGGAATATATTACTCTTGTTTAAGTCTAGGTCCTCTCCCATAGTTGAGGTATTAATATACTCTTCAGACTGTGCTAAAGATTTTATATATTTTAATAATTGACTATATGCTATCATATTATAATTGTGTTACGTTATTACCTTTCCTTAGAGTTGCCTCCATTTTTCTTTTATCTAATTTATGTGCTAGGGCTACATGAAACTTATGTATATTCATATCCTCTAACCTCTCCATTTTAAATATATCTCCATCAACCATCATGTCAAGAGTAGCGTACCACCCCCATTTTTCAAAGTAACCTACTGCTGACTTCTCTCCTCCTCCTGAGCCTCCATAGACTTCAGTGTATAACTCTTTAATTCTTTCGCTAAACTCCAAAAAAAAACCATAGCACCATTTACTATATTCATAGGAGCCCCCTTCATTATCTCTATTCTCTCTGGATCAGCATCATAAGGAGCTATCTTATAATTATCAAATGAATCGCTCTTTACAATAGGCCTAAACAATACAGCCATTATAGTAGGTAGTGACTCTCCTTCTAAGTTATTAGAGGTTAAGTCTATATACTCTCCTTGACTCATCTTATCAAAATTAGGAATGAATCCATACTCTACTCCATTCAATGTAAATCTATTCTTAAACTTACTCTCAGTACTTAAAGCTTTATTAAGAGCATCTCCTAATAATGAATAATCCCTTATATCAATTTTCTTTATATCTCTCTTATCTACTCCACATAATAACATGACAATCCTCTCCATAAAAGCCTCCTCACTAAGGTCTCTTTCATTAAGCTTCTGAATCTCAAGGTACTGCGACAAAGTAATGTCCTCTATACTCTCAGGAATGTTTATTATTAACTTTTCATTCATATAATATAATCCTTAATTTCTTTAGTTATGTGACTTAGACAATCTCTATTTTTGAGGAGTTCATTAAGTGAAATGAAACTATATATCTTAGAGCATCTAATGCGTGATTATAATCATCTATAACAAGTCCACTCCCTTTATCTTTATAAGTATAGTTATTAAGCTCCATGGCTATGTTAGTACTATCTCTATCTACTATAAGTTTATAATCTTGTATGATACTAATCCCCCCCGATATACTACCTGCTCCTTTCTTAGCTCCTCTGATGTTACAGCCCTTATTAGAGAGCTCTTGTATTAATCTTGGCTCTGCACTATCTCCAACAATTAAAGATCGCTTACAGACGCTTAAATTAACT